TGGGATGGGGTATCAAGGGATATCGTGAACACTATGCATATGACTACAGTAAGAAAATGGTCTTGGTATGATTAAAAAAATTAAGAACAAGATTAAGTCCGTATTGAAATATGTTCCATTCATTCCAAAAAGTGAAAACGTATTGAAAAAGATTTCAATTTCCAAATCTTTTAATAATATTAGGAATATTATTAAACCACAAAGGACGATTCCAGCTCCTGATTATCTGATTGATGATCCTTGGTTCGGTAAACCAATTCTCTCTCAGAGTGCCCTTGACACCAAGACCCAAGAGGCCTATAATAAAAAGGTCGAGGCGGAGACCAATCCTTCAAAGGAGTCACCCAACATCCATCAAGAGATGTATGAGATGGCAACTAAGAACTGGACTACTGTCAAAGAGACACAAGGAGGTTCTGAGAACTTCCAAGAAGGTCCAAATGGATGGAACTCTGGAACTGGCATCAATCAGTTCCGTTGACTGCTGTAACCCCCTTGGTAGTTCAGGGTTAGAGGCGATAGGAACTACCACTTGACTCGTTAGCTCAGCTGGATAGAGCAACTGCCTTCTAAGCAGTCGGTCGTAGGTTCGAATCCTACACGAGTCGTCAGGAACTTGAGACGTTCCAACCAAAGGTGCCTAGCGGTTCGGATATACCGAAACCCTGCAGTTAGGAATCAGCCCCCTTTGGATATTCAGGGAGGACCCCTGTCTTACTCCATTGTCAAACTGTCAGAATGTTGGGTTACATGCCCCAGGTGTTGGTGACACCAATGCATTCGGATAAGTGCAGTGTATGCCTCCGTAGCTCAGTGGTAGAGCAGGGCTTTTGTAAAGCTCAGGTCGCAGGTTCAAATCCTGTCAGGGGCTCCAGGGGAATTAGCTCAGTTGGTAGAGCGCCTGCTTTGCAAGCAGGATGTCAGGAGTTCGAGTCTCCTATTCTCCATTCCCTTATGGGAAAATGATTTGGAGTTTGATGTGAAAATTATTAAAAATGTTTTAAGTGATAGTTTACATCGTGAGTGTCTAGATACTCTTAAAAAAATAATACCAGATTCGAAATGGTATTCAAGTTCCTTAACTTGGTCTTCAAATCTTCTTGAGGGTATTTCAGGTAGTTGTATTTCTACTTTGATGCCCGATAATCTCAAAACTAAGGTTTTGAATGAAATTAAAGATAATTTACCACCATTTGATAAAACTATAGTTCAGTTTTACATATGGCAACCAATGTCTGGAATTGCGTTACATAACGACTTATCTCATAACTTTGGTGCTACAATATATCTCAATGAACATTGGTATATTAATGGGGGAGGAATTTTTCTTTATCAGACTAAAGAACAAGAAAACACAGGTATGATGAATGCCATAGTTCCTCAAAAAAACACTATGGTACTTAATGATAATGGAGAATACCATATGGTAACTCCAGTGTCATATGATGTTCCCGAATTTCGTTTTACGATTCAAATTTGGGGATAACACTAGACTCTCTGCGGAAGTAACTCAATAGTAGAGTCACAGCCTTCCAAGCTGTTGGTTGCGAGTTCGAATCTCGTCTTCCGCTTGGAGATAATTTTTTCTCCTAAATATCCATGAAACCAGTTGATATCCTTTTACTCATTGGGGAACTTGAGGGGTGTTACGCACACACTAAAAGACTTGGTTTCATGGAAGACAACCAGATTCTTGAAGAAATGAAGAAGAGGTACTATAAACTCTACTTCAAACTACGTAAAGAAGAAGGTATCAATCCACACTAATGGCCTATAGCTCAGTTGGTAGAGCGCGGAGCTGTTAACTCTGTTGTCCTAGGTTCGAGTCCTAGTGGGCCAGCCAGCTCGAATAGCGCAGCGGTAGCGCACCTCCTTTACACGGAGATGGTCGGGGGTTCGAATCCCTCTTCGAGCATGTCTCAATTACCTACATGAGCAATGATTACCGTAAGATGCAAACAATGTAATAAAGAAATCAAAAGTGATCATCACACACATTGTTGTGGTTGTCCTAACATGATGACGGTAATTGAAGACAAAGTGACTGCCGTTGACCTTACAAAGGTTGTTATGGTAGAATCAAACAAGGAAACGATTCCAAAAAGTTTCCTAAGTAATTCTGATCTCTCCTATCAAGAAGAAAGGAGAAAAAGAAAGGTCAGAAGATTGGACTTTGAAGTCCGATAAACTTGGAGAGTTGACCGAGTGGTTTATGGTACTTGTCTTGAAAACAAGCGTGTGTAACAGCACCCAGAGTTCGAATCTCTGACTCTCCGTTAGGGTTCGAAACTTATAAATAGATTCGAATTCTTTTAATTATTATGCCATATCATAATTCTGAAGAGCACAAACGTAGAAAGAACGAATGGTATGAGAAGAATAAATCTCTAACTGTTCAGAGGTCACGGGAGGCTCGTGAAAGGAGAAAGGAATGGTATAATAGTATAATGGATAGTAAATCCTGTGTGAAGTGTGGGGAAAGTGATAACGCCTGTTTAGACTGGCATCACACTGACCCTACACAGAAAGACGGATCAGTTTCCCGTCTTCTTAGTCGTCGTTCTAAACAGACTATTCTTGAGGAGATAGATAAGTGTATCTGTCTCTGTGCAAACTGTCACAGGAAACTCCATTATTACGAGAAGTAGCTCAGTTTGGTAGAGCTCTCGCTTTGGGAGCGAGTGGTCGCAGGTTCGAATCCTGTCTTCTCGATTGGGTAACCAATCCCCCACTAAATATTATCAATTATGGAAATCTTCACGGTGCAAGAATTTCAAGAAAGATGGGACGAATTGATACAAAGAGTAGAAGATGGAGAAAATATAGGAATAGTCAATGAAAACGGTAATGCTACGGTCATAATGCCAGTTGACGATCTCACATATAAACTCTACACAGAATTAAACAACGAAGCTCCCTAGGTTCTGTTGCTTATTGGTTAAAGCCCATGCCTTATAAGCGTGTGAACCGAGTTCAATTCTCGGCAGAACCATTGGGGGTCTAGCAATCTGGTGAATGCACCGAACTCATAATTCGGCTGAGGCGAGTTCGATCCTCGCGACCCCCATTGGACAGTTCCCCAACTGTCCTCTTGACTACCAAAGTCAAATCCCTTATACTACTAAGGTCAACAACACAGACAATGACTATCACTTCTAAGTTCAAAAAGGACATCACCACTCTTCGTTCCGCAGTGAATGGAGATTTCTTCCTTGACGTTAAGAATCCAAAACTTTTCAAAAAGGTTCGTAAGTTTTACGAAAACGATGGTGTTACTTTTTCTGGTGATCCTCTTGATGATTATGATATCCTGATTGATTGTCTTGCTGAGGATCTGGAACGACAAGAGGTGGCCTGATGAAGGTTCTCCTTGAGAGATTTCCATATCGTTATGTTGAGTGTGGAACTCTAGAAAATGGGTTCCCCGACTATCGAATTCAAAAAGCCGATAGTTGGACTAAACGTTACAAGGACATGTATCTGTGTGATAATGGAATGCAAGTATCTACCGCAATGGAAGATTTTGAATATACAAAATGGCTTGATCCAGATCGTGTCCCTTGTTATCTAAAAGATAGGGTGTCAAATAAATAAATCAGAATTTATTTCCTATTATGGCACCCAAAAGAGTTACGTCTGAAAGTGGATCATACATGAGTCAGTATGATCAAGAAGTAGAAAAGAGACTTAAAGCATTAGAGGCAGAATCTCATAAGAAACCAACTGGTGCCACTGTTGCAAAAGTTGAAGAGAGACTGACTGCTTTGGAGTCAAAATCACATACTCCTTGTGGAGGGGGTGGTAATAAAGATATTGAGGCAAAACTCGATCTTCTCATTTCTATTCTCAAGAAAAATCCTACTCTGAATATTGAAAAACTTTCTGGTGGTGCTCTCTAAGTCACGGACGGACTATAACAGCACTGGTCGGTGAAGGATCCCCTTCAATCCCGAGTCTTGGGAAGACTTTAAACTCATACTGGTGGAGTCAATGGACCCAACTGAGTTTACTAATTCTCTAAAGATTAGTTGGTGCGGATGGAGGTAACACTCCCGCCTGAGATTTAGTTATTACTCAGTGATAAAAATAACTTGGCGCGGCATGAATACCCTGGCGTGGAGGTCTTGACAAAGACCTCCTTTTTTTATACAATACATACTATGTCGTTATGATCTGACATAATGAAGATCGGTTTTAATTGTAGTTCCTTTGACTTGTTTCATGCAGGACATGTGACAATGTTGAAGATGGAAAAAGATTTGTGTGATTGGTTAATCGTTGCACTTCAGGTTGATCCAACCATCGACAGACCTGGTATAAAGAACAAACCTACACAGAGTGTGTATGAGAGATATGTTCAGGTACAGGGTTGTAAGTATGTTGATGAGATTCTTGTCTATGAGACAGAGGATGATCTGTTGAATATGATTAAGACGCAGAGAATTGATATTAGATTTTTGAGTGAGGAGTATAAGGATAGAGATTTTACAGGAAAACAATATTGTATTGATAACGGAATCGAAATTCATTATCATAAAAGACGGCATAAGTATTCTTCTACGGAACTAAGGAATAGAGTTCATATGTTAGAAGAGAAAAAACGAAATGAAAAAATTCAGGAAAATATTCCTGATCAATATTCCCCAGTAATTCTTGAAAAGTACGAAGAAAAATGAGTATTCTAGTCACAGGTGGAGCAGGTTTTATTGGTAGTAGTCTTCTTAGACAACTTAAAAAGTTTGAGGAAAGAATTATATGTGTGGATAAACTTTCTTATGCAGCAAGTCTAGAAAACGTACCAGATGACATTGAATTTTATGTAGTAGATCTTGTAGATGAAGATTCCATAAAACAAGTTTTTGAGAAAGAAACTATCGATACAGTATTTCATCTTGCAGCTGAGAGTCATGTAGACAATTCGATCAAAGATTGTAAACCATTTATTCAATCTAATGTGATTGGTACAGTCAATCTTCTTCAATGTGCATTAGAACATGAAGTCGATAAATTTATGCATATTTCAACTGATGAAGTATTCGGATCTATCTCTTATGGTTCTTTCAATGAAGAGTCAAGATACAAACCTAGAAATCCATACTCTGCTTCTAAAGCTGCTAGTGATCACTTTGTAAATGCCTATAATAAGACCTATGGTCTCCCTACTATCATTACAAATTGTTCCAACAATTATGGACCAAGACAGTTTGGTGAGAAGATGATTCCCAAAATTATTAACAATATTATGGATGATATTCCCATTCCTGTTTATGGTAATGGTCAGCAGATAAGAGATTGGATTTATGTTGAGGATCATTGTGATGCCTTGATAGAATTGTGGAACAATGGTAGAGTGGGTGAAAGATATAATATTGGTGGTGAATGTGAGTTAAAAAATATTGACCTTGTTAAAAAGGTTATGAGCTTGATGGGCAAGGCTGCACATAAAATTGATTTTGTAAAGGATAGACCTGGACATGATGTAAGATACTCAACATCAAATGAGAAGATTACTACCGAAACTAAATGGTCACCAACAACTGATATTACAACTGGACTTTTAAAGACTATTGAATACTATGAAAATCATCGAAACAACACTTGAAGGAGCATATATCATCGAACAATCAAAGTTTTTTGATGATCGTGGATTCTTCATCGAGTCATATAACAAAAAAGAACTTGAGTGTGTATTGAATGTAGAATTTGTACAGGATAATCATTCACAGTCAACAATCAATGTTTTACGTGGACTTCATTATCAAGTAGAAAAACCACAAGGTAAACTTGTTAGATGTATGAGAGGTTGGGTAACTGATGTGATTGTGGATCTTAGGGAGTCTTCACCAGACTTTGGACAACATGCAGTAATTCAACTTGATAGACCCGAAGTAATGTTGTGGGTACCACCAGGATTTGCTCATGGGTTTGTAGTTAGAAGTACTAAGGCCGATGTATCATATAAGACCACAGACTATTATTATAAAGATTATGATAGGACTCTTATATGGAATGATCCAGATTTAAACATTGATTGGGATGTGAAAGACCCAATTCTTTCTGAAAAAGATAAAAGAGGTAAAACCTTACAAGAGTGTGATAAGTATGATTAATCTATCTGTATTTGGCGCGACAGGATATATCGGTAGTAATTATTGTCGAATGTATCCTGACAACATTATAATTCCTCGTGGTCAGAGACAACCAGAATCTAATAGTATTTTATATCTTATTAGTACGACAACAAATCAGAATATCTTTCAAGATCTTCAGATTGATATTGATACTAATCTCAAGATCTTGACCGAAGTTTTGTCTCATTGTAAGAGTACAGATATAGTGTTTAACTTTGTGAGTTCTGGTTTTGTGTATGGTAATGATATTGTCGATGCAAGAGAAGATGATCCATGTAATCCGACAGGTTTTTATTCAATCACTAAGAGATGTGCAGAATCCATGGTGATATCATACTGTAAGACTTTCGGTATCAAATACCGTATCTTTAGAATTGGTAATGTCTTTGGTATTGATCCTACAGTGACGCCAGGGAAAAATGTTCTTGGTTACATGATTCGTTGTCTCAAGAACAATGATCCGATCAAGTTGTATGGAGGTGGTGATTATCAGAAAGACTATATGTATGTTGATGATGTATGTAGAGCCATGGAAGAATTGATGGTCTTTGGTGAACCGAATCAAATCTATAACATAGGAACGGGTGTATCTCGATCATTTAGGGAGATTATTGAATATTGTAAAAAGAAAGTCGGAAGCAAGAGTGAGATTATTAATGTTCCTTTTCCAGTGGATCAGGACTATCTTCAAATTAAAAACTTTACAATGGACGTAGATAAATTAAGTTCTTTGGGTTTTGTTCCTAAACTTGACATTGATACGGGACTTGATATGATGTGTGAAGTCTATTAAAAGTTTAAAGATACATAGTAAGTAATTCATGGATAGTATGAGTAATTATAAAAAGACTGCATTGGTTCTTGGTGCAGGTGGATTTATTGGTAGCCATATGGTGAAAAGACTACGGTCTGAAGGATATTGGGTTCGTGGTGTTGACCTTAAGTTTCCAGAGTTTTCTAGTCATCAAGCTAATGAGTTCATCGTTGGTGACTTGAGAGATACACGTTTTGTTGCTCGTTGTATTCGTTATGCAGGAGAGACTGGTAATTTCTATTCGCCGATCGTAGATAAGTTTCTGGAACCCTTTGATGAAATCTATCAGTTTGCTGCTGATATGGGTGGTGCAGGTTTCGTTTTCACTGGAGAAAACGATGCAGATATCATGCACAACTCTGTTTCTATTAATTTGAATGTTTTGGAAGAGCAACGTAAGTGGAACGAAATTACAGAACAGAACAAGACTAAGATCTTCTATTCTGGTTCTGCTTGTATGTACCCAGAACATAATCAACTAGATCCAGACAACCCTGACTGCCGTGAAGAATCAGCATACCCAGCAGCCCCTGACTCCGAGTATGGATGGGAGAAATTGTTCTCAGAACGTCTATACTTTGCTTACAACCGTAATCATGGTATTCCCGTTCGTGTTGCTCGTTATCACAACATCTTTGGTCCTGAAGGAACCTGGGACGGTGGAAGAGAGAAAGCACCAGCTGCAATCTGCCGTAAAGTCGCTTACCTCCCAGAGGTCGGTGGAGCCATCGAGGTGTGGGGAGATGGCGAACAGACTCGCTCCTTCCTGTTCGTTGATGAATGCATTGAAGCGACTCGAAGACTGATGGATAGTGACTTCCAAGGACCTGTCAATATTGGTTCTGAGGAAATGGTCACCATCAATGAACTTGTAAATATTACATCAAAAGTTGCTGGTAAACCAGTTCAACGTCGTCACAAATTAGATGCACCCCTTGGTGTTCGTGGTCGTAATTCCAATAATGATCTCATTCGTGAGAAACTAGGATGGGATTATTCTCAGACATTGGAGGAAGGTATTCGTAAGACATACGAATGGATCTGTCAACAAATCAAAATGCAGGTAAACAATGAAAGTATTTGATGTATTCATGTTCGGTTATGAGTTAGATATGTTGGAGATTCGGATGAATCTCCTTGATCCCTATGTTGATTACTTTGTATTCAGCGAGGCTGGTCAAACATTTTCTGGTCAAAAAAAACCATTTTATTTTGATAAATCTGATAAGAGATTTGAAAAGTTCATAGATAAGATCATTTACACTAGGATTCCTGATCCAACATATGAGCAACTTCAAGCAAAAGGAGTTGAGTATAGAGTAAAAAGAGAAACCTACATGAGAGATGCTTATCAGAAGGACACTATCATGGAAGTTCTTAACAATCATTGTTCAGATGATGATGTAATCTTATGGTCCGATCTAGATGAAGTTCCTAATCCTGAGGTATTAGAAAAACTTGAAGATTTTTATGAACCAGGTAATGTATATAACTTTGCACAAGATAACTATCAAGGATCACTAAATTACTTTGAGAATAGTCAGACTATTCATTCACAGACTCTTGACTTTTCTTATGGTAAAGAGGGTCGTAGATGGATTGGAACAAAGATGTGTAACTTTGCTACAATTAAAAAATATGCACTTTCTGAGTTTAGGCGTGAGATTCCCAAAGAATCTAATCATAGAATCTATCCTGGTGGTTGGCATTGGAGTACGGTTGGATCTAATGAGGTGAGTTCTATGCAGGATAGAGTCTTAAAAAAGATGAAGTCTTCAGCACACTTAGAATATAATGATGAGAGAATTATTAGTGAGTACCAACAAAGGATCATTAACGGTAAAGATCCTTTGGGTAGAGATAATGCTAGCTACGAAGTGATTGATATTAATAATTCTAACTTCCCCGATTATATTTTACAGAATAAAGAAAAGTATAGTTACTTGATAATGAAATGATTATAACCGAATTATATCATGGACAGGGTTTTGGCAATCAACTGTTTACTTATATTGCAACAAGACTTCTTGCCCACAGACGAGGATATGAATTTGGTGTTCAATCACCCTTTAAGTTTAAAGCTCCTAGTCTAATTAACCTAGACATGGGTAAGGAAGTAATAGGTGGTCATACTCCCAGAGAAGGACAACCACCAGCAACATTACCACAAGGAATTGTTAATTATTATCGAGAGTATGAACATGGTCGATCTCACCCTCTATGTAATGACTCTAGGAGATTAGCACTCACTGATAAAAACTTTTTCAGTCTACCTGACAACACCAAAATTGAAGGTTATTATCAGTCAGAGGGTTATTTTATGGATGAGATTGATCTAGTGCGAGAGTGGTTAAGGTATAATCCTGAACTAGACCATGATGATACTAATGACAAGAACCTGTGTATTATTAATTTTAGGGGAGGAGATTTTGTAACTCATCCTGGATGGTATCCCTCTGAGTCATATTGGAGAAATGCGATTGATACTGTTCTCCAAATGAATCCCAAAATGAAGTTTATCATCGTGACTGATGATATCGTAACTGCTAATAAGATGTTACCTGAATATGAGGCTTTTCATAAAGGTCTCGTTCCCTGGGATGCACAAACAAAGTCTGGTGTAAAGACCTCACGAATGGGTGCTTGGGATTACATTGCTTTAAACAAGTGTAGAAATATTATTTGTTCCACTTCTACCTTTGCTTGTTTTCCTTTGTGGTTGAACACTAACTTAGAGATTTGTATTGCTCCTAAGTATTGGCATGATTTCACAAGATCAGAAGGGTGGTGGTCAAACGGGGCAAGTATACATAGTTACGTTACTCACTATATGGATAGAGCCGGTGATTTGTTTACTCCTGAACAATGTAAACTAGACTGGAAGAAATTTTATATTGAACATAATATTTACTCCAAAGAAGATTTAGAAAATAACTACGAATTTTAACATGGAAAATAATCCTTCACCCACCAGAACATTAGTTGTATCAAATTATTGCACATCTCTTGATTGGTTAGAACAATATCAAAAATATGTTCCTAAAAGTGATACGGTTATATATTCTAGAACACCTGAAGAATATAATGAGGATTATTCTCATCTAGGAACTTACATTAAAAGTCCTAATGTTGGTGAAAATATCTATGATATTTTGAGATACATTATAGAAAATTATGATGATCTCTCAGACGTAACTGTTTTTATTAAAGGTAATCTTTTTTCTAGAAATAAGAATCCAAGCTATAATCACCCTAAACCAGGTGAACCATATGAGATTGATGAGTTTTATTATACTACAAGAGAAAATTATCTTGAAGCATTAACCACAACTGAGTACTATCCGATAACTACATTTCATCCATCATCTAGAACTCCTCCCAATACACTTTATACTGCTAATGCACATATGAATTTTTGTGGGAGTAAAGTAGTGGGACATAAATTTTTCTGTCATTTTCATCAAATGTTGAGGTCACTTTTTTTAAATCCTCCTATCAGAGATACTGTATCTTACCCACCTGGAGCTAACTATGTGGTTCCAAGATATGTTATTAGAAAATATAGTAA